CCTATGTGGGTAGCTAGGTATCTGTTTGGTATTAAGTCAGGTAGTGGAGCAGGAGCAGTTAGAGGTATTGTTCAGGAAGCTGCATTAGCTGATAAGTATAAGACAGGTAAGTTTGATTTTGATTCATTAGAAATGCAGTTTATGACTATGTGTACAGAATCTAACATTGATCTAGGAGATGTTAAAGTAGAAAAAGAAAGAAGTCTACTACCTAACTTTGGTAAAGTTATTGATGAGAATTTTAAGTATAAAAACTTAGAAGACTATCAAGAAAGAGTTGAGGTTCAATTTGATGACATGCCTATACCTGTTATGGGATACATTGATTTTAGATTTAAAAATAAAATAGTTGATTTAAAAACATCAACACGAATGCCATCAAGACCTACAGAAGCACAAAAGAGACAGATGGCATTTTACTCTATGGCATATCCTAATAATAGTGTAGACTTATTTTTTGCTACACCAAAGGATTATAAAAAGTTTACGTTAGATAATTTATCTTTGTATAAAAAACAACTTAAAAGTGTAGCTTTTAGTATACAAAAATTCTTATCTATTAGTAATGATAAGCACGAGTTAGCTTCTTTAGTTTATCCAAACTTTGACTCGTGGACTTGGAGTGCTAAGTTTAAAAAAGAAGCAAAGAAAATATGGGCAGATGTATAATGTCAGCGTATAGTGCTAGACATGCAGCTCGTAGGAATGGGTATAGGAGTGGTTTAGAAGACAAGGTTGCTGAATACTTAAAAAGTAACTCTATTGTTTTTCTATATGAAAAAGTAAAGATAGAATGGGAAGACCTTGCCTATCGCACCTATACCCCTGACTTCGTACTTAATAATGGAATTATTATAGAAACAAAGGGTATGTTTACTACTGCTGATAGACGAAAACATTTATGTGTAAAGAAACAACATCCTAATTTAGATATACGATTTGTTTTTGAAAACAGTAATAGAAAACTATATAAGAATGCAAAGTCAACATATGCACAGTGGTGCATTAAGCATGGGTTTAGATATTACACTAGAATTATACCTGAAGATTGGCTAAAAGAAAAAGGAAAAAACAAGTATCCTAAATTTATAAAATTTTTAGGAAAGAAACTAGGGAGTTAATTATGACAACAGACATTACAACTAAATATCCATCGGCTTTTTACATAGAACTTTTACCTGAGCTTGATGAAGATAATAATTGGCAGGGTGGCTTACAAGTAAATATTATTACATCAAAAGACAATCCCATGCCTGTAGAAAGTAAAAGGGATTTAACACATCTAAGCCAACTCGTTGCAAGTTCTATAGCCTTTATGGAAAAGAATGTAGACTATGCAGACAAGTTAGAAGAGTTTATAAAAGAACCTGAAGAAAAACCTGTTGTCAAAGGTAATGTAATACACTTTAATTTTAAAACAGAAGGGAATGCATAATGGCTGCTAGTATAAAAGAAATAATTGAATTTGAAAAAGATACATTGTCTGAAGATAATTATAACCAAATATTTAAAAAAGACTCATCATCTAAAGACAAACAAAAAATAGTTGGTAGAGAATTAGTAGATGACATGGTTAATCATCCACCACATTACAATCAATACGGTATAGAATGTATTGATGCAATAAAAGCCTGTACAGGTAAAGGATTTGAAGCATACTTACAAGGTAATATACTAAAGTATCTTTGGAGATATGATTATAAAAATGGAGTAGAGGACTTGAAAAAAGCACAATGGTACTTATCTAAACTAGTAGAGATTAGAAATGACAATAAGAGTTAAGATGATGATTACAGTAGATATAGATACAGAAGAGTATACCGTACCTGCTGATGGAAAAGTAAATACAGAGATAGAAGAATTTGTAAGAGAAGCATTCTACGATTTAGAAGGTGCTGATATAAGAAACTTTAGAACAACAAGTGAGGAGATAAATAAATGATATCAAACGCAGCAAATAATTTACCTACAGATTACCAAAATTTTATAGCACTTTCTAGGTATGCTAGGTGGATTCCTGAAGAGAGTAGAAGAGAGGAGTGGTCTGAAACAGTTGATAGATATTTAAACTATATGCAAGATCATTTAGTTAAAAAATATAATTTTGATGAAGTAGTATTCTATGAACTTAGAGATAGGTTGTTTAATTACATTACAAATCTAAGTATTATGCCAAGTATGAGAGCATTAATGACTGCAGGTAAAGCACTTGATAAATGTCACGTAGCAGGTTACAACTGTTCTTACTTACCTGTTGATAGCCCTCGTGCCTTTGATGAGTGTATGTACATCTTGATGTGTGGTACAGGTGTAGGCTTCTCTGTAGAAAGAGAAAATGTAGATAAACTTCCTATTGTTAATGAACACTTTGAGGATAGCACTACAATTATTAAAGTAGGTGACTCACGTTCAGGTTGGGCTAAATCATTACGAGAGTTAATTGCTATGTTATATGTAGGACAAGTTCCTGAGTTTGATGTAGAAGATGTTAGACCTGCAGGTGCTAGACTTAAAACATTTGGTGGTAGAGCATCAGGTCCTGAACCTCTTGTTGATTTATATAAGTTCTGTGTAAATATGTTTAAAGGTGCTGCAGGTAGAAGACTCTATCCTATAGAGTGTCACGATCTTATGTGTAAGATAGGTGAAGTAGTTGTAGTAGGTGGAGTAAGACGTTCTGCTCTTATCAGTTTATCTAACTTAGGTGATGATCAAATGCGTTATGCTAAGTCAGGTCAATGGTGGGAGAATGAAGGACAGAGAGCTTTAGCAAATAATAGTATAGCATACAAAGGTAAAATTAGTATGGAAACATTTATGCGTGAATGGTTAGCTCTTGTAGAAAGTAAGTCAGGTGAACGTGGTATCTTTAATCGTAAGTCTGCTGTAAAACAAGCAGAGAAGAATGGTAGACGAAAGACAGACTATGCATTTGGTTGTAATCCCTGTAGTGAGATTATACTTAGACCTTATCAGTTCTGTAATCTATCAGAAGTAGTTATACGAGAAGATGATACAGAAAAATCTTTATTAGAAAAAGTAGAGATGGCTACTATCCTAGGCACATTTCAAGCTACACTTACAGACTTTAAATACCTACGCAAGATATGGAAAGATAACACAGAAGAAGAAAGACTACTTGGTGTATCACTAACAGGTATTATGGACAGTAAACTATTTAACGACTATAATACAGTCTTTCTTGAAGACGGACAGCAGGTATTTGACGGATCAAGAGTTGGTGGTATTCTTACAAAACTAAAGGAGAAAGCTATTGAAACAAATAAGAAGTATTCAGAAATGTTGGGCATACCTCAATCAACTGCCATCACTTGTGTCAAACCTAGTGGTACAGTTTCTCAACTCGTGGATAGTGCAAGTGGCATACATACTAGACATAGCAAGTATTACATTCGCACTGTCCGTGGTGACAACAAAGACCCACTAACAGAGTTTATGAAGTCAGCAGGTATACCTAGTGAACCTGACGTTATGAAACCTGATAGCACTACAGTATTTAGCTTTCCTATGAAAGCACCTGATGGTGCAACAACAAGAGATAATATGTCTGCTATAGATCAACTAAGACTGTGGCAAACATACCAAGAGTATTGGTGTGAACATAAACCATCTGTAACTATCTCTGTAAAAGAAGATGAATGGATGGAAGTAGGAGCATGGGTATATAAAAACTTTGATGATATATCAGGAATTAGTTTTTTACCTCATAGTGATCACACCTATGCACAAGCTCCTTATCAAGAAATTGGTAAGAAAGAGTATGAAAAACTAAAAAATAAGATGCCTGACAAGATAGATTGGAAATTACTGCAAAATTATGAGAAAGAAGACAACACAGCAGGGTCAAAAGAGTTAGCCTGTAGTGCTGGAGTCTGTGAGGTCGTAGATATACAGTCTACATAATCAGGTACTAGAACCCTCGGAGGGTGTGTTTTACCCCTCTGACGGTCTTTATATAAAGATAAATTTTAAAAAAGGAGAAAAATTATGAGAGAATTACTACTTGGAGCATCAAGAACCTATTATGTTGGGTTAATTAATAAACATATATCAAATGTAGAAGTTTTACTTACAAATCCTACAGGTATAGGAGAGCATCAAGATATTCAAGCTGCTATAGAAGAAGAACTTGGTAAGATTGCAGACTACAATGACAAGTTAGAAATGCTTATAAAGTATTTTACTAAACCTCAACAACAAGAGGAGAATAAGGATGATAAAAAAGATAAGAAGTAGAAAAGAAAGAGGACTTTCTAAATACGATGCTCCTTTAATTATACAGTTTAATAAAGGAGTCAATGCTTTTAAGAGAAATGAAAAGTCACCGTATCATTTAAACTCTATGGCTTATAGAGAATGGTTACGTGGTTGGAATGATGCTTATAGCAGACAGTTTAAAAGGACACAAGTAAATGAAACTAGAAGAAGAGGTAAAGAAATTTATGCAAAATAAAAACAAAGTATGGATAACTGCTAATCAGTATCAAATAGAAGCAAAGAAAACTGCTATCTTTCCTGCTAACAAAGCCCTAGAGTATTTATCTCTAGGGTTAGTTGGTGAAGCAGGAGAAGTTGCTAACAAAGTTAAAAAGATTATACGTGATAAAAAGATTGATGTAGATATAGGTGGAGAGATAGGTGATGTACTTTGGTACTGTGCTATGTTAGCTGACTATCTAGATGTTGATCTTGGTACTATAATGGAAAACAATATTAATAAACTACAATCTAGAAAGAGTAGAGGTGTGTTAAGAGGTAGTGGTGATAAGCGTTAGTTATTTGTAGCAGCAAGAATATTTGTCTTGTCACCCTTCTTTACTTGTAATTCTGTAAATGATTGGAACAGCTTTGGTTGATTTTCTTTTATGTATTCTAAATCACTTAAAGCAGTTCCAAACATTTTGTCTTCTACTATATCTCCACCTTCTGTTCTATCACTGTATAGTTTATTTAAATACTTTTGAACAGGTTTAGGTAAATCATAAAACTTTGCTCTTTGTAATCTTTTTATCTCAAATACATTTGCTCCTGCTCTATCAGGGTCTAGTATATTTTTTCTAGATAATGCTCTATATATTGAAATTTGATTTTTTAAAAATTCTCTTTTCATAAAATCAGGTGCTTTGTTATATCTAATATCTGTAGAAATATATTTTGCTACTTTTGACTCAACATCCTTAGCCATCTCTCCCTTTTGATCATTTGTTAATGCTGTATCTAATTTAATTTTTCTAGGTGCTACTTCTCTGTAATCAAATCGTAATCTATCAAACTCTTTTTGTGCATAAGTTTTTTGTTGTTGTAAACTTAATCCTGTTAATTGTTTAAGTAGTGGATTTTGATAAGTAACACCACCTGTTCTATAAGGTGTTTCACTTATCCCTTCTCTTTGAGGACCTATTCCTGTATATCTATATTCAGTAAAAGGTATAGCTAAACCATCAACATTAGGGTCTGTTGTTTGTGGAAATGCTCTAGTAGCCTGTTTAGCTAAATAACCTAATAAAGATACATCTGTATTATTAGGAAGTTTTCTAAAATCAGGGTCAATAGTAGCAACTATGTCTTTAAATACACCTGCACCAACAGTATAAGTATTCATACCGTTAGCTAAAAACTTAACCATAGATTCTTGCCATTTTTCTTCATCTAAATCTAAACCATTAACACCTAAATCTATAGCACCATCAATAATATCTAAACCTGTACCACCCCTACCTGTACCACCTGTAAGGGCATAAATCATATCTCTTTTAGAGAAAGGAACACCTTTTGCAATTCTAGGATTTTCTTTTAACTTTAATGTATCTAAACTTACTTTTGTGTCTATTTCTACATCAGTAAATGGAATCTCAAATTTATATGTTTCTTTATTTTGATGTGGCATCATTCTATAAATTAAATCAGCTAATACAGCAGTAGCACCAAAAGGTCCTAATGATGCTCTTGCATCAAAGTAACCTTGACCTGCAGGATTTGCATATTCAAAAGCACCTGTGTCTGCTGTACCTAAATTTGCTCTCATCTGTAAAAAAGCATATAGTGTAACTAAACCACCAAATTGTTTACCTATTCTATCTGACATTTTTGATTTATTTAATATACCTGAACCAAAATCAAACATACCTAATATAGGTGCGTGTTCATACAAAAATCTAAATTGATTAACTAGGTATCGTGGAAAAGGAACTACAAAACTACCTGCTGTACTACTACCAAATTGAATAATTCCTGCTGCTAATTTATTATTAAACCAACCCTCTTTTTTATGAAACTTACCTGTTTGATAGGTAAAATCTAAAGCAGCTTCTGTTGCATCTGCTATCATTCTATCAGATACCATTGGAAATCTACCTTCTTCAATTACTTTAGCTAGTGTCATTCCGGGTTGATTTTCTTGAATAAGTTTATTTAATTCTCTAGAAAATATTGCTCTCTTAAACATATTATCACTATATGTATTTAATACATTTAATCTTCTAGCTAGTGCAACAAGACCACCTTCAGTTCCTGTAAGATTTCCTATATCTCCCATTTCTTTAAATAATTCTTTTGCTTGTTCTGATTTACCAAAAGCAGGGTTTCTAAATAGTTTATCTAGTGCTGCAGTTTCTGTAGACGTAGTTCCTAAAACTAAATCTTTAAATCTAAAAGCATCAGCAGATGTTTTAAGCTGTGCTACACCCATTCTTACTGCTCTTCTAGCTTCATTTTGAAAAACTTCATCTCCTACTTTTCTTAATTTATTTATATTTCCTCCAACTACATTATATAAACCTGCACCTAAATTATCTAATCCATATACATAATTACGCATATAACCATTTGTTGTGTTACGAGCAGTTGTAGCAAACTGTATTGTCATTAAACCAACACGACCTTTACCAAAAACTTGATTAATAACATTACCCACCATTCCTTTTGTATCTAATCCTATTTTTTCATCAGCTACTTTTCTTCTAGCTGCGGCAGTAAAAGTTGATCCTACTTCCATTAAAGATGCATCAATTTCATTCATTTCTGCAAATAATTCTTTTTGTGTTGACTTTAAAACACTTTGACCTTTTAAAACTCTACCTGCTCTAGACACCTCTTCTGCATATAAATAGCCTAATTGCTCTAATGAAACATTATGATCTTTTAATATTTGTGTTAATGTTACTTTATCTAATGCACCGTCTGTTACACCTGTTTTACTATCTAATAATCCTCTAGTTATACGAGAAGAAAATCTTTCTTGTAAATCTTCTTTACTTCCTTTTACTGCTCTAATAGCATTGTTATCTGCATCATAACGTAAAACTCTAGGTTTTATTTCGTGAAATATTTTTGCTCCTGCAACTGCTATATTATCTAAAGTTTTTTCATCTAAAGTTACACCTAAACCTTTTATAGGAGATTGTTCTAATTGTTCTTCAGCTATATCTTTTTTAAGTGCCTTACCTTTTTCTAATGCTTCAGGTATTGTTTCTTTTAATGCTAGTTTACTTTTAAATTCCTGTGCTTTTTTACTTACTCTACTTTTTGTTTTTAAAATCTTTTCTGATATTACGTGTGATTTTTCTATAAGTTCTTCTTGTTGTTTAAGGGCATTCTGTAAAGCTAGTTCTGATGTATAACCTGTGTACGCTTGTCTTGCACCTATACCACCACCTATAAGACCACTAGTAACAGCAGATATTGCTGCACCTGTTCCAACCTTACCAAAATCTATACCTTCACCTTCTTCTTTTATACCTGTATCTTTACGTATTTGTTCTTGTGCAGCTATAGTTCCTGCCGCTACAGGTGCATCAATAGCTAGTGCAGGTATAGCACCCCTTGCGGCACCTTTTAATGCTTGACGTATACCGAACTTTACACCTTGCTGTGCCGCCAATGCTCCTGCTTTAGCAGTACCAAATGAAAATATACCTGCATATGTAGAAGGTGCAGTAAAGACACCACCTAAATAATCACCTGCTGCTTTCCATCCTAACTCACCATCCATATGATCAAACGTATTCATTAGTCTGCCCATTCTAGCACGACCTTTATCATCTGTTTGGCTTTGAGCATAAATTAAATCTTGCACAGCAGTAAGTTCATTTACGTTTTGTCTACGAAAATGTTGCATAAAACCATCATATACATCTTGGGAGTTTTTTAGATCGTCAGCTTCATAACCTGCACGGTCTATAAGAAAAGCAGTAGCATCACTTTGAAAATTTTTATTGTTTATTAAAAATTCTTGATTTAGTTTTTCAGGATTTTGTAAATGATACTGTGCAACTTGTTGGTTTGCCATTTATTTGACACCTAGTTTATCTAACATTACTAATATATCTACATCACTAACTTGTAATTGTTGTAAAAGTTCTTTAGCTAACTCAATATCTGTAACTGTTTTTTTAGTAGCTTGAAAATCATTTAATACATTTTTTATATCTTCTGTAATAGAAGCATATTGTGGATAATATGAAAAATCTAAAGTAGCAAGAGGGTCTTGTGTAAATAAACTAGTGTCCATTAAACCTACATTATCTGTAGGTCCTGTTAAACCTATTTGACCAATGCCAAACATATTACTTACATCTGTTGGTTTTAGATAATTATGAGTAGCATTTTTTCTAATGGCTTCTTCTAATTTAGCAATAACTACTTCGTAAGGAACACCTTGTTGGATATATTTAACAGCAGCTATTTGTAAATCTGAAGCAGTTTCTGTAGCTTCTTCAAAGATGGCAATGTTAGTTTTTGGTAATCTAAATTCTCCAGTTCCTTGTTCATATGCACCTCCTAAACCATATTGATCACTTATATAGGATAAAAATCTTGTTTTTATAGCTTCTTTTTGTGCAACAGATACCTCTTGATTTTTATTTGCTTCTAGTTCTGCTAAAGTAAACTTAGAGTCTAGCTCTGTTTTTATCTCACCTGCTAAATTAAAATTACCATTTTCTAAAGCCTTTGTACCAAGTCTCTGTAATCTAATTTTTTCTTGTTTTGGATCAGCTAAAGTTCCTAGCTTATATCTTTTTAATCCTATTTCAGGTAAAGAAACTTCAGGCATATCGTCCAAAGATGTTTTCATTCCCGGAAGTTCATTAACACCTGAGCTTTTTCTTTTTATAGCATCTTGAAATGCATCTTCTCCACCAAATAATTTAGTAAAACCACCACCTAAATCTTTATAACTAGATAGTTTTGCTACATTAACAGGAGTTGTATAATATCTTGCTAGTTGATTTATAGTAACAGAGTTACCCATTCTTTGTTTTAGCTTAAAATAGTCTTGTATTGAAGGACCACCCTGTTCTTGTGCTTGAGTATATACTTTTTGAATTGTATCTTTTCCTTGATCATATCCTAATTCATCTAAAATATATTGTAAATCATCAGGATTGCCACCAACTTGATTAAGCATTTTTTCTAAATCTTTTTTGTAACCTGTATACTCTTGTTGCCAACGTGATGATTCTGATTCAGCACGATCTATTCTTTTTTCAGCAAGTTTAGTGCTTAAATCACGATCTTCTGCTAAATAAGTTTTCATAGAAGCATCTGCATTTGTTGCAAATCCTTGTACTACACCTAATGCAAAATCTTTACTAAATACCACTTTCTGTTCTCCTTGCCATTAAACCTTTTGGTTCTTCTACCATAACCTGTTTTTCTTTAGCAGGTTCTTCTTTACCTTCTTCTTCTTTAAACTCTTTTATTGCTCTAGCAACAAGTGAGTTTCTAACACCTGTGTTACCTCGTTTTAAACCTGAATCATATTTAACTTTATTTTTATCGCCTATATACATTATAAGTTCCATTAGCACAGGTAATACTAACAAACCTGTATCTATACTATGAACACCTTCCATAACAGAAGATAGCTGTAATGTATTAGCAATAATACTTACAGGCACACCCATCTCTAAAACATCTAATAAAGACTTTTCTGCATCTTCAATTTGAAATTTTTCTATATAGTATTGCATAACTTCATCTACGTTAGTATACTGTGCAGGGCTTTGCCAAGGTCTTGCACCTAACTCGTGTGTTAAAGACATACCTGCTATAGGAGCATCAAATTCTGGTTCAATCTTGTCCATTTAATTCTTTCCTTGCTTCAACAAGCGTTTTAAAAATTCTATGTGCAACCTGTATAGGTTGTTCATTATCTTCTTTCTTTTTAAATGCTTTCATAGGTGTAAGCAAACCTCTACCTTTTGGCATAGGTTTATCAAAATTCATTTGCATATACTTTTCGTACATATCTACTGCTCTGTTATTAATCATTGTTTATCCTTTTATACTGGAAATAATTTACCTGTTCCGTACTGAACTAATGCACCACCTATTGTGCCAATCAAACCACCTAATGCCTGACCTGCACCTGATGCAGCTTGTTTAGATGCTATTAGTGCCTGTGCATCTGCATCTAATTGTGCTACAGCTAGTTTAGTCATTCTATCTAGTTGACCTTCAGCACTCTTCCATGCAAACTCCATGCTATCACCATACATCTGCCAAAGATTGTCATATGATTGTTTAGATATATCTAGCACTGCAGTAGCATTTAATTCATTAGCTCTATTTACACTAGCTGTATCTGCAGTAGCTATCTGTCTTCGCCATTGTGCATTGTTTTGTGCTACTACTAGTTGGTTGTTTGCATTAAATTGATCACGTTGATTATTTAGTTCAGCATTAAATCTTTCTACTGTATTGACTTGTCCTGCATTAAACTGTGCCTGTGCATTAGATTGTGATGCATTATATTGTGATGCCTGTTGTGAAAGGTTAGCAAAGAATTGATCTACTTGATTTTCTGATGTTGCATTAAACTGTCTTGATGCATTTACAGCAGCCTGATCTGTAAACAAAGATTGTACTCTTTGTTGTGCTTTAAACATGTCTGTTTGTTGTTGATTAGATAAATTAGTCATATCCATCTGTAAGAAGTTCTGTGCATTCTGTACAGCAGATTGTTGTCTATTACTTAGATTAGACATATCCATATTTGCTAAAGCAGATGCTTCTGCTATTACCATAGCTTGACTATTACTTAAATTAGCCATATTCATTGTGTTTGCAGCACGAGAGTTTTCTAAAGCTACTTGTTGTTCTGCTGTAAAGTTCATATTAGCTATATCAGATATACGACTAGCATTTTGTACTCTAGCTTGAAACTGTTGATCAAACTCTTGACCCATAAATGTTGCACGTTGCTGTGCAGCCAACATTGCTCTAGCCTGTCGGTTACTTAAATTTTGTGCTTCAAAACTTGCCTGTGTCTGTGCATCAGCAGATGCTATGGGTAATGCTGACTCCATTGCAGCTTGAACCATTGCCTGTCCTGCAATACTAGAAGCACCTAAACCTCTTTGTGCCATTACAGCTTGTACACCTCTTAATGCACCTGCAGCCCAAGCAGGAGGATTAGTAGCATCAAAGTTAGATGTTAAACTTGCTAGTTGTCCTTGTACTGTTGCTTGTTCTGATGGTTGTGTTTCTGCAGCTTGTATCTGTTCAGTAAACTGTGATGCTGTTTGTGCATTTGCTACACCTGTAATAAGTTCACCATCCTGTATATTTCTTTGTACAGGATTATCCATCTTAATAGCATTACCTTGTGCCGCATTTAAATTACCTATACTTGATGCAGTTTGTTGTGCAGCTATAACTTTAGCACGAGGATCATCTTCATTTGTTTGTGCTGTCTGTACAGCATCTAAGGTTGTACCTACTTGTTGTGATCTTTGATCAGCATCCATTACATTTGCTTGTGTAACAGTAGGCTGTGTAGTTATTGTTGTTGTAGCTAGTGCAGGATCAACAGCTATGTCACCTTGCATTTGACCTGCTCTTGGATCAACAAGTTGTCCTTGCTCTATCTTAGTGCCGACAGGAGTTACTGTTGCACCTGTAGGTAGACCCGGTGTTTGCATTCTTTCTGCAGCTACTTGTCCTATTTTTTTACCTTCAGTACTTTGTTGTGGTGGCACATAGCTTTGTGACAATTGTCTTGGTTGTACTTGCCCACCTGTTTGTAATTTTACTACACCACCTTTAGCCATTTGTTTTGCAGCATCTTGATATACAATCATCTCTCTTTGCTTATCAGGATTTTGTTCTAAATAATTATCAAAGTTTTCCATACTACCTTGATAACCCATCTTACCTGCAATCTTTTGCATTGCTTGAGGTTTAAAACCTTTAAACATAGCCATTATTTATTTCCTATT